CTCGAAGGTGGAGGAGATCTGATGTACGACGCAGGAGAAGAGACGGTCGCACCCGAGGCGACCGACGCAGCACTGACGGTGACGGATGTAGTCGCTGCCATCAAGGAGGAGCTGATCCGCAACGCAGCCAACGAGCTGCGTGCTGGCGGCAAGATCGGTCACGTCCCCGCCTGGGGCTCGATGGTGCAGCTCCGCATCATCGAGCTGCTCGAGTCCATCGACAACAAGCTCAGCTTCATCTGCGAGGTGGCCTGGAACGCTGAGCCACAGCGCTGAGATCGCCCACGCTTGGTGTAGTTGGAAGCACACTGGAAGCCCGCCTCGGCGGGGGTTGCTGGGTTAGCAGCAACACTGGGTCCAGTGGGGCCAGTTCGAGACTGGCAGCGTGGGACACATTCTAGGGTAGCTCAACGGCAGAGCAGCCGACTGTTAATCGGCAGGTTGGAGGTTCGAATCCTCCCCCCAGAGCTGCGTCCGTGGTGTAACGGCAGCATTCCAGCTTCAGGCTGGAGGTAGTGGGTTCGAGTCCCACTCGGATGTCCCAACGCAGAACGGGGGCCCACAGGGGCCCCCGTTTCGTATCTCTACCGTTAGCGGTAGGGCTCTGCCCGCATAAAGGAAACGATCGTTCCCTTTATGGAGGTCAGGGCAGCGGGTCGTCCCGCAGCGCAGGCGGCTGCTGCCGCAGCGCTTCGAGGAACTCACGCCACAGATCCTCGGCCTCCTGGCGCTTCTTGTCCAGCTCCTGGCGCTGGGCCTCGAGCTGCTCCACGTACTTCGGTCCGTAGGTGAACTGACGCACGACCGCTGCCGCCACGAGCGGCAGAGCGGCACGCCAGTCCAGGTTCCCGTTCAGCGTGGCGTCCTGCAGCGCAGCCACGATCGTGAGCACGAGGCCTACGACGAGGGCTGCCTCGTCCTTGATGCTGTCGAGCTTGCTCATGCCACTGCCTCCAACTCGCTCACGTCCTCGACCGACACGTCGACCAGTCGGGACTCGTAGACGTGACGCAGCGTGCGCCACTCGGCGCCAGCGATGTGTCGCCGCATCGTCTTGCCAGGGATCAGGCGCCCGCTGGGCAGCACGCCCACGAGCGGCTGCACCAGCTCGTAGATGGCGCCGCTGTTGTCCTTCACGAAGATGCGCATGTCCTCTTCCTCATCGCTGTTGGGGAGCACCAGTGCTGGTGCGGGCTCGGGCTTCGGCTCCTCGAAGGGCCGCTCGTCGTGCTGCATGCACCAGGCAGTGAACTGTGGCCCAGGGCACGACTTGATCTGGAAGTAGTTGTGGGGCAGAACCTTCTGGCCAGAGCCGAGGAAGCGAGCTGCCGACACGATGAACTTGGCTGCGTCGTAGGCGGCGGGCGACGGCACGTCGTCCTTGCCGCCCATCCACATGGCGGTGTACCAGACGGTGTCAGCCCCATCGAACTCACCGACCACGTCGTCGCCGTTGGCGAACTGGTCCCACGCCCACCCTCGGCACTCGAACACCTGGCCGAAGTTGTCGAACAGGAACGAGTAGGCAACGTCGGACCAGCCGTTGGTCTGCTGGTGGTACCGCTGGATCGCACGCACGTAGTCGAGGGACTTCTCGGGCGTATCGATCAGGCCAGCCATGGGCGGGCCGTTGTGGTGGATCACCACCCCACGACGGCTCGCAGCAGGGATCGTGAAGGGGGCACGCTTCTGTGGGGCGGCTGCGCCCCATTCGGAGCGAGTGAAGAATCGAACGTTCATCTCACTCCACAGGTGGGTCGTCCACCTGATCCTCGAGATCGTCGACTCGGCCCTTCAGGGCCTTCACGTCCTGGCGGATCTCCACGACGTTCCCGTTCAGGGAGGTCAGCTCCTCCACGACGTGGGTGTGACGCTCGTTGGCCACACCCTTGTACTCGCCCATCCTCTCGATGAGCTGGTCGAGCTTCTCGCCTACTGCAGCGACCCGAGCCTGGCCTTCGCCATGCTGGTCGCTGTTCTCCTGGCGCAGCTTGCGCTGCCCCAGCCAGAGCCCCAAGATCCCGCCGAGAGCGAGGATGATGGCGGCTACATCGATCGTGGTGTTGACGGCGGCGATCATGACGGTGAGAAGTTGACGGGCCTGACGGTCTTCTTCGTGGAGCTGCTCTTCTTCTCGATGTACCCGAGCGACTCGAGCAGCTTCGCCTGCTGCTCCAGCTCCTTGTTCCGTCGATACAACTCGCCCTCCTTGTCGGCAGTGGTGTTCGTCCGAGCCCCGACGCCGAAGAGCATCGACATCATCGAGGTCATCTGGCGGTCCTTGTACTTGTCCTCCGAGGGCAGGGCACGACGTGCCCGCCCCATCAGCGGCAAGAACTGCTCGACCACGTAGGCGGTGCGGTCGGTCATCATCCACTTGCCGTCAGCGCCCTGCTTGGCCTTGCCGATGGCGCCCAGCGCATCGGTCACGCCCATCTTGTTCCAGCTCTCAGGGGCAGCCTGGTACGTCCCCTTGAAGGGGATGTCGCTGAAGAACTGCTTGCCAGCCCACAGCTCGAGCGGCGTCTTGATGATGGGGTTGGTCATCGACATGATCTGTCGAGGGCTGAGTGTGCGGGTGATGTCCTTGTAGGGCAGGTCGGGCATGAGGTACACGTCCGCCTTGTTCTCGCCCTTGCCCAGCTTCCAAGGCGTGTGGATCGTGACGAGGTTGTCCTCGAACCACGAGGGGACGACCTCCTCCTCTTCGACCCCCAGCTCGATGTTGCGCTCGATCGCCATCAGGCGGGTGTAGGCCTTGGGGTTCGTCAAGAACTGCTCGATCTGCAGCGGCATGTTCTTACGGGTCCACGTGTAGAAGGGGATGATGCGACGCATCACGCCCCGCTCGAACTGCGAGAGATCGTCGTAGTCGAAGTGCAGCTTGTAGACCCGATCGATGGCGGCGTTCAGGTCGCCGCCCTTGCGCATCGTGTCGATGGCGACAGCGCCCCGCAGGAAGTTCTCCACGTTCTCAGTGCCAGGCAGGTGCCGACCGCCAGGCCCAGTGATGCCAGCGGTCGAGGCCTGCAGCAGCTTGTTGTCCGCACTCCAGGGCTTCCAGTTCCCACCGAGAGCGGTGTGGATGATCATCTCTCGAGACTGGCCACCCGTCAGGATGCCCGACTCGATGATCTCGGTGAAGATGCGAACACCCTCAGGGTCGTTGGGGTGCGCCTTCTTCAGCGCCAGCAGCGCATCAGCGTGCTCCATCCCTGAACGACGGGCACGGTTGTAGGGCTTGGCCAGCGACAGGTACTCCCTGTAGCGGCCCATGTCGATGCCATCGGTCCAGTTGTTGAAGAAGCCACCGAAGGTGTTGCGGAAGTGGAAGCCAGGCGTGAGCATGGCGTAGGCCTTCCACAGGTTGGTGAACTTGTCGTAGGCACGGATGACGCCACGCAGCGCATCGGGCCCCATGAACTTGGTGCCCTCAGCGAGCCCCTCGACGATCCACTCGGGAGCCATGCGGGACCAGCCCATCTTGGCGTAGCCCGCAGGCATGACGACCTGCTCGATCTTGGTGAGCGTCCCAGGATCCTTCAGCTTGGCGACAGCCGCCTCGGCCTTGAGCGCCCTCTTGCCCGCACGAGCGAGGTCGGCCTCAGCCTTGGCTGCCTGCGCCTGCAGTCGCAGCGACTGTGCGATCGCCTGCTCCTGCATCACCATCGGGAACTCGAGGGCCTGCGCCATCTCGTTGCCGATGGCCTCCATCTGCTGCTCGTAGGCAGTGCGAGTCCGACGCTCGTACTCATCGGCCTTGGTGAAGATGTCGTCCGCCCGCTGACGCAGGTCGAACTCTTCGATGCGTGCGGCACGGTGATCGGCACGCAGCTTCTTGCGGGTGTCGGCCAGCTCCCGCTCCACCGAGCGGAGACGGGCACGGTTGGCACGATGAGCGGCTACAGCGTCCTGCAGGGTGACGGTGTGCTGGCTGACCTTGGCGCCAAGCTCCTGCTCGAGCTGCTTGGCGTACTTCGCCCCCTCGGTCATGCGGTCCTTGATGTCGCCCATGAGCTGGCTGTAGTTGCGCACCAGCTCCTGGCCGTAGCGATCCATGTCGGCCTGGAGCTCCAACAGCTCCTGGCGTGCCACCTGCAGCTGCGGGTTGGCAGGATCGACCTTGGCGGCGTTGGGCACCTCGCCCACCATGGTGGGCTGCGCCTGGTTGGTGGGAACGTTGCGGTACAGCAGATCGCCCTCGCCTGCAGCGGCCTGCGCTGCTGCTCGATCCATCGTCCAGTTCACGCCATCCGTCGAGTACAGACGGACGTGGTCAGCAGGCAGGATCCCCTCGCCCATGTCGAGGTACTGGATGGCATCATCCACCTTCTGACCGACCAGGGCATAGCCCGCATCGACTGCCGCCTCCACCTGTGAAGGATGGAGCGGCATCGTCACGTAGTCGCCAGAGCGGTTGGCGTACTGGAAGCCATCGAAGCCCTCGGCCTCGAGCTTGTCTGCGAAGGCCAGACCGATGCGGCGCTTCACGCTGTCATCAGCGTGACCGCCCACCTCGTAGATGAACTTGTTGAACAGGTACTCCTCGGAGGTCACCTGCTCACCCAGCTCACGCAGCTGCGGCTGCCCACCGAGACGATCGATGTAGTCGTCGAAGTGGCTGACACTGAGCGCCGAGGTGATCGCACTCTCGGCGTCGTAGCCATGCTCCATGAGCGCATCCACGTCACCGACGAAGTCATCCCACCAGCCATCGACAACGTCGAGGCCTTCCTGGGTGACGGGCTTCAGATCGTTGATGTCGATCGCACCCATGGCGAAGGCGTTGCGCAGCATGTCGGCCTGCGCCTGACGCAAGCCAGCTGGCGCAGCGTTGCCATACACGAGGTGGTTCCACTGCGGGTCCATGTCGGCAACCTTGCCGAGCGTGGCCACGTCGGGCCCATAGACCCGAGGGTTGGCCACCCGCAGCTTCACTGAAGCGACCTTCGGCTTGGGGCCAGGCATCTCGAAGATGTCCCTGGCGATGTCGTCGAACCCGTCGTTGGCGAAGAAGGGCAGACCAGGGAACCCCGCCTCGAGGCCACCACCCTGGATGACATCGTTGACCTGGCGGGTCAGATCCAGCTGCGTGCCTCGCACGCCCTGGAACCAGATGTCGTCACCATTGACGGCGTTGATCAGTGTGCCCTTCTCGCTGACGGTGGACATGCGCTCGAGCACTTCGGCTGCCTGCGCCGCCAGCGGGTCGTTACTGGCAGCCACCGCCTCGATCTGCTGGCGCACCTGGGTCAGCCCCTGGCGCCAGTAGTCCATCTCCGCACCCACCACGTAGCGGGTGGTCTGGTCGAAGACCTTCTGCTCGGTCTGCAGGTTCAGCAGCTGCTGCTTCAGGGCGTCGACCATGCGATCCCGAGAGGCCAGCAGCTTGCGGGCCTGAGGGATGTCACGCACCCCGAGCCCCTCGAGGATCTTGCGCACGTCACGGATGTCGAGGCCCCTGATCTTGGCCACGTCGTGGGAGTCGGCGGCTTCCACCGCCATGCGCAGGAGGTCGAAGCGCTTCTTGTTGTTCGGGTCGGTGACGAGCTGGTGCAGCTTGTCCTTGATGGCGGTGATCTCATCACCGATCCCAGGACGCACCCCGCCGTTCACGATCTGGGCGTGCAGCCCAGCGATGCGGTCCTCGATCTCGGCCAGGTAGTTCTCGAGGCTGGCCAGCTCCTTGCGGCGGGTCAGCTCCTTGGCGACCCGCTCGTCGGCCCGCTCGTAGACCTTGACGATGCCAGCACGTACCCGATCCCGCTCCTGGGTCAGGTAGTTCAGCTGGCGCTGCACCTTCCCCAGCGCCTTGTTGGACTCAGCGACGGCGTTGACCGCCTCCTCCAACCGCTCGGTGAAGTTGGCGTTCATCACGTCCAGCTCTGAGAGCGCCTGAGAAGCCCGCTGAGAGGCCTCTGCAGCCTCCCGCTCCAAACCCCCCCCAGCGGCCCTGAGACGAGCTGTATGGCCCTCCTGTGCAGCCAGGCGGGCATCCGCCAGGTCGGCGTCGAGGAAGGCCTTCTCCTTGATCTTGGCGATCTCGAGGGCGTAGGCATCCTCGGTCGCCTTGGCAGCGTCAGCACGCTTGCGTGCGGACTCGGCTACAGCTGCCTGGGACTTGACCTTCTGGCGGGCGTCGTACCAGACGCCCATCGCCTTGGAACGGCGCTTGGCTGCCTCCACCGCCTTGTCGTCGAAGACGGTGCGGTACATGTCGAGGGCGATCCCCTTCTTGGCGAGATCGGCCTCGATGCTGCGGTAGGTGGTGCGGTAGCCGAGGTCACGGATGTAGGCGGGCATCGCCTTGAACACGTCGTCCTCGAACATGGCGTAGACGTGCTCGGCCCCCATGCGCTGCATGCGGTCCTGCAGGATCTTCTCGGCCTGGCCTCGAGGGTCCAGGGCCACACCATGGAGCTTCTGGTACTCACTGGCGTCGAGCAGCGTCTCGCCCAGGAACTCCTCGCCAGCGACGAGCTTGGCTCGCTTCTCGATCCCCGACGGCTTGAAGCTCTTCCCAGCCATGCGGGGAGAGCGACCCGACTCCTTCAGGATCTCCTTGAAGTCCTCGCTCGCCAGAGCGGGCTGCCACTGCTCACGCTTGACCAGCCACTGCTCGCCCGCCACCTCGTTGGCGTACAGGCGAGCCTCCTCGGAGAACTCCCGAGCCCGCTTGACGAACTGCTGCATCGCATCGGGCAGCTCAGCGATGGCAGCATCGTCCATGCCCATCGCTCGGTACACCTCGGTGCCATCGACACCGAGCTTCTTCGCATCGTGCTCGAGCCCAGCCCAGCTGTTCTCCAGCTCCTGCAGCATGCGACGGGTCAGGAGTCGCTTGGAGCGTGCGGTGTCCAGCGCCAGGAACGCCTGGCGTGCCTGGTCTGGCGACCCAGTGAACACCATGCGCTTGACGATGGCGTCCTGGCCTGCAACGAGGTCGGCTACACGAGTGCCGCTGAAGGTGTTGCGAACCGTCTTGCGGGTCGCTTCGAAGACGCCCTTGGGCGTGACTCGGGCCAGCGACTGTGGCACGACCTGGACCTGCTTCGGCCCAGCGGTCGAGCGGGTCACCTTGCTGGCCACTCGGCCAGTCCCAGGAACGGTCCAGTGCATGCCGCCACGGATGGCCTCATCCGTGCCGAGCTTGCCCGTCTTCTGCAGCACCTGATTGACGGTGTTCAGTTCACCCTTGGACAGCGAGGTCATGCCGTCTCGAGCGATCTTCTGCGCCAGCTTGTGGGCGGCTACATCGTCAGCCTGGCTGAACAGCGCTCGAGCGACAGCCTTCTGCCCACCGACCTTGGCCAGCGTTGCCTCGGGCGCCAAGTAGGTCAGCGGGTCTGCGGCGATGTCGCCCAGCAGACCGATGCCACGCTTGGCCCACTTGTTGTCATCACTGATGACACCAAAGGTCTTCTTCGGCTTGTCGCCTCGCTTCTCTCGAGCGAGGTTCTCGGCGTCCATCTTCTCTTGGAAGTGCTTGCCGAAGCCCTTGTTGGACCACGTGGCGTCCCAGAAGTCCTTCCACGAGGCGTTCAGCGTCTCGTGTCCGTCCAGCTTGAACAGATCGGTGAGAGCGTCGGTGCCCTCGCTCAGGCCCGCAGCAACGAAGGCTCGGGGCGTGTCGACGATGTCGAGCGCCCGACCGACCACCCGCAGAGCGATGTTCGGCTTCTTCTTGTTCTGCGCAGTGGCGAGCGCCTTCTGCTTCTCCGAAGCGGAAGCGCCCGACAGAGCGATCTTCTCGAGGGTGCTGCTCAGCCGATCAGCGTTGGAGACGGTGCGACCACCGCTGCTCTTCTCGATGCGGACGACCACAGATCACCGCTTGTACTTCTGCGTGAGGTACTGCTTGTAGTCGCCCTTCGTCTGCGGTGCCACCGACGCCAGTCGGTTGCTGCCGTAGCTCTGCTGCAGCTGTCGCACGTTGCCTCGATAGGCAGCCTTATCGAAGGCGCCAGCGTTGAACTGCTCCTGCAGCCATGAGGCGGCACCCTTGAGGTCGCCGCCCGTCACGGCAGCGAGGTAGGCGTCACTGTTGGGGTCGAGTGAGTCCAGATCGAACCCACCCTTCTGACCCATCTGGAGCTTCATGAGGTCCAGCTCGTAGTCCCGAGCATCCTTCTCCTGCTGGTAGGCGAACTTGGCCCAGTTCAGATCCGAAGAGCTGCTGCCACCTCCACCACCGCCACCGCCAGCGGAACGCATGGCGAGCGAGCGGAGCCCCTCGTTGTAGCTGGCCTGTGCGGCCTGCTCCTGCTTCATGCGCTCGAGGTTCAGCTGCGTCTGGAACTTGTTGAAGTTCTGCTCGAGCTGCGTGGCACCAGCCTGCTTGATCGACTCACCAGTTGCCTTCTGGTTGGCCATCGAGGCATCGCTCAGCTGCTCCATGCGGGAGCCATACTCCCGCTGGACCTGCTGCTGTTGACTGACGTAGTTGTCCACCTTCGCAGCAGCGGGAGCGAACAGGTTCGGATCCACACCGAACTGCGACAGCACCTTGGCGGTGTTGTTCTTGTTCTCGGTGACACGGTTCAGCGTGTCGGCGTACAGCTTGGCCATCGACTGATCGACGGCAGCACGCTGCACCTTGTAGTCGTTCGAGATCTTGGCGATCGCCGCCTGATGGTCGGTCAGCGCCTGAGCGAGTACACCAGCGTTGGCGTCCTTCTGGCTCGTCATGCCCTTCAGGCGCTCTTCGTAGATGCGCCCGATGGCAGCCATCTGCTGATCCAGCTCAGCCTGCAGCTGCGCCTGGATGGCGGCGGCATAGCCGCCACCACCGCCCCCGCCACCACCGCCCGAAGGCTCGTAGTAGGGCGGTGCATCGGGAGGCGTGGTCTGGCTGTCGAGCTGGTTGGCGACGGCGTCGATGAGCTGGTCGCTCCAGCCCAGCTCGAGCGCCGAGCGGTTCTGCTGCGAGGGCGGCGCAGCGCCGCCGAGGAAGATCTCCTTGGCAGCCTGTCCACCCATGTAGATGTCGTTCGGGGAGACACTGACGGGCGGCGGTGCGAAGTTCTTCGCCGCCTGCTCCTGGCGGTAGGACGATCCAGGGCGAGAGCCCGCACTGTCGACAGTGGTCCTGCGACGAGTCGCCATGTCACATCACCTCCGAGAGCTGCGCCGCACGCTGCGCCCGCAGCGTCGAGCGCTGCGTGTTGATGCGGCCCAAGCCGCTGGCCAAGGCACCCTCGTACTGCTGGCGGGCCAGGTCGAAGTTCCCCATGCGCTGGCTGTTGGACAGCTCGAGATCACCGAAGTCCTTGATGCGGGCGTTGCCCCAGTCCTTCAGTGCACGCTGGTACAGACCCGAGCGGAGCATGCCCCTGCGGGCGTAGCTCGGGGCGTAGCCCTGGAAGGCCTTCTGGTACTGCTCACCGAGGGCGTCGAGGGATCGCTGGTAGTTGATGCCAGCGTTGCCCCGCTCGAAGGCGATGCGGGCCAGCTGGGCGCCAAGCGTCTCTCGAAGCTGGTCCTCCTGCTGGGAGAACTGCAGGATCTCGAAAGGGGACAGATCAGCCATAGGTCAACCTCACCCTTCAGGGCCTTCGTCCACAGCCGCATGTTGCGGCCTCTGAGCTTCACCACGGGTACAGGCAGTACCCTCGGTAGATGTCGCCGTTGGCGATGGTCACGTTCGGCGTTGTGCCCAGCAGGTTCGTCGTGGATGTTCCATGGATGAACCCGATGAAGCCCGTGTTGAACACCTCGGTCACGCAGGTGTAGCGGGCAGGCAGCGACACGTCGTACCACTGAGCCGACCCGAGGGTCGGGGCGCCCGATAGGGAGGGCGCCTTAGGGAGTCCACCGATGTAGATGTCGTTGCCAGCGGCACCAGCATTCGTCCCAGTGATGTCCCACTGGACCCAGCACAGCCGTCCCCACAGGGCATACTTGGCGTTGGTGATCGTGCAAGTGCGCTGGACGCCCTGCCACAGGGTCGGCGTCCAGTCCTGCATCTCGGTGAACATCTGCTCGAGCCACTGCGTGCCGTCCCACTGGTGGGTCTTGCCTGTGGCCTTGTCGTAGACCAGCTGGCCAGCGGTCCACGCTGAGCCAGCCATGTCAGCGATCTTCTCGGTGTACTGAGGCAGCTTGGCGAGTACATCGGCCAGCTCACCGAAGATCTGTCGCAACGGGCCCGAGTCGGGCCCGAGCAGCGAGATCCAGCGAGAGGGCCTCCAGCCCGAGCGGATCAGCGCCATCACTTGCCTCGGTTCACGAGCTGCATCGTCAGCTTGTCGACCGACCAGATCTTGTTCGACGAGGACGAGGTTGAGGGGAAGGTGAGCTTGATCTTCAGCGCTCGAGCAACGCCAGCGCCCGAGAGGCGCTGGATCTTGTGCGTAGCACCAGCGTCGAAGGTGACGGTCTTCGAAGCAGTCGTCGAGTAGTCCTTGTAGAAGCTCACGCTGAACTGGCCGTCAGCTGCTGACGGCCTGCCAGCGTTCACCGTCGTGAAGAGCCGCTTCCACCCCTTGCGGTTGATGGTGCCCATCTCGAGCCAGCCTGTCTCGATGTAGGCCTGCAGCTCACCAGAGGCCATGCCAACGTCCTGGATCTCATCGATCACCATGACGTTGCCAGTGCCACGCTTCCCCTGCAGCACTGCACCGTTGTGGCTGAGGGTCGTTGTGTCTACCCCGTTGAAGTTGAACTTCCACAGCGAGTACGCCTCGAGATCCACGTCATACGTGAGGACAGCCGTCGATGACGCCGTCACCGAGTAGTACAGCGGCATCATCAGCAGTCGGCTGACGGGTGAGAAGCACATACCCCGAGGCGCAGGCAGCTGCGCCGTGTACGACGAGGAACCGAAGTGGCCCTCCCGCAACCCATCGAGAACCTTCTCGCCCTTGTAGTCCAGTCGTCGGCCATTCCACAGCCACAGCCCGCCACGGTCCCTGGACCACAGGAACAGCCCAACCCCAGGAACCAGCTCGTAGCAGTCGTTGAACAGCCCACCGTCGTCGGCACCGTAGATGCCGCCTTCGACGACCTTCACGAGCGAGAACGTCTCAGGGCTGTTCCCATACAGCGCCCACAGGCCCCTGCTCGTCATGAACAGCAGGTGGTCACCCATCGAGACTGCAGGGCCTGCGCCGTCGGGGATGTCGAACCAGTCGTCGCTACGCCACGACCCAGGGTCGCCAGGGTGCGAGAAGCGCACCCGACGCCCACTGCCATCGCTGCCGCCTGCGGCGGTGTAGGTGCCGATGGCGAACATGTAGTCCATGTGCGACACGGCGTAGGTGCAGCGGGGGAAGTGGCTTCCTGAGGGCGAGGCGTAGTCGTCCTGCCATGTCGGGTTCGAAGCAGTCATCGTCGTCAGTGCGGAGTTGGTGATCTTCCGCACGTCGAAGGACGAACCAGCGACGTAGTACACCGCATCGTTCATCCCGCCCAACTTCGACTTGGAGCCGTTGCGCCACAGGGTGTTGGCGGCGGTGTCGACCGTCGTGATCGGGTCGGCAGCGTTGCCTCGTCCCAGGTAACTGTTGAAGCTCGAGTTGTTGTAGCCGAACCACAGCGTGTTGTTGAGCACAGGCGAGTACACGGTGCGGCGAACTTCAGCGTTGGCGTTGTTCAGCCACGTGTAGTTGGTGACCCCACCTCGAGAGCGGATGCCACCATCGTGATCGATGATCACGTTGCAGCAGTCGGCCAGCTCGTTGGGCTTCACCTCGGCAGGATCCACCGAGATGCGGAGCCCGCCTCGGAAGTCCATGAGCTGCACCTCAGAGAGGCGCTTGGGCGACGGAGGCTTTGGCAGAGGACGAGGGGGCACCTACATCACTCCCAGGGGTAGCGAAGGCGCCCATGCGGGCGGTAGCGGTTCCGCATCAGCGACGGCCCACCGTTCACGACGATGGGCGCATCCATCGGCATCGCTGCGTAGTCGTCCATCATGCGCTGCAGGGTGTTGGCCCCGAGCTGCAGGTAGAAGACGCCGTTGTCGGCGTCGTCCTGATGGTTGTACGCACGCCCCAAGGCGAGCGTCTGCAGCACCTGATGCAGGCGCTCAGGCAGATCGGGCGTCGTGCTCGACGCCGTCAGTGCCACCCAGTCGATCGGCCTGCGGTAGGCACGGATGGTCAACGACACCGAGCCTGTGAAGCTCGGCGTCGGCCAGAAGTACAGCACCTCGCCCCACACCGAGTAGAAGTCGGGTGGGTTGGCGGTCGTCGTGACGCTCGAGGGATAGTGATCCAGCGCCCACTCGTGCGGCACCCGCTTCAGCGTCTGGTCCGCATGGTGGATGTCAACGATGGCCGAGCCATCGTTGATGTACACGGTGCGGTTCGTGTGGCTGGCGTTCAGGTCCACCAGTGCGGTGATGCCAGTCAGCGGGTACGTGTTGTCGCCTGTCGTCAGTGACAGCGTGAAGTTCTGCTCGTAGAACGGCCACGTGCGGATGGCCGACTCGATCTCGTGTGATGCGTCTCGGATCAGCACGTCCAAGATCGCATCGGTGAGGTCGGTTGAGTCGACACCGATGTAGTTGCGGACGAAGTCTCGGATGTTCTGCAGCGTGGCCATCAGGCCTTGCTCTTCCGCTCAGCGAGCTTCTTCGCCGCAGCCTGACGGATGGCCTCGGGTACAGCCTCCTTGATGGCCTCCACGTCGCCCACCTCACCAGGGACGAGAGGATCCTCTTCGTCGGACCAGTAGCCAGCGACGGGCGCCACGCCACGTCGCTCGTTGCTGTTGACCTGGCGGTAGTTCGACCCGACCACTCGAGTGCCAGAACCACCGAAGATGCTCTGCCTCAGAGCCATGCTGTCTCCTTGAACGACGAAGGGGGCAGGGCGAGAGACTCGCCCCGCCCCCGATGTGGCACTGGTCCCGATCAGGATCAGGCGGTGCGGCCCGTGAGGAGGCCCTGCCGCTTGCGGTTGGTGCAGATCATCTGACCCATGAGGTAGATCTGCGCCACACGGATGTCCTGGTTCACAGGCTCCTTGAACTTCGTCGGCTTGAACCAACGGTCACGGTGACCGATGAGCTTCAGGTAGCGGGGGTTCAGGAAGTACATGTAGCCCGTCGGCACGTACCGATCGAACATCACGGGAGCCTTCTTGAACATGAGGCTGATGAAGCCCGCATCCGCCATCTCGGTGGACTCGTAGCGGATGTTCGGCTGGAGCAGCGACTCGTACTTCTCGTACAGCGTCTGGGTCGTGAGGATGAACCCAGGCTGGTCGTTGCCCTCCGACACCGTGTTGTAGGCGGTGCCCATCGCAGCGACGGTCAGCGCACCAGCGCTGCCCTCGTGGTAGTTCGCCCACCACGAGTAGGTCGAGGAGTTGATGTTGCCGACGGTGTTGGCCGAGTTGGCGACGAGCGCCTTGAGGCCGAGCCAGTCCTTGCCCGAGTTGCCAGTGCCATCGGAGGTGATGAACATCTCGTCCATCTTCTCGATGATGGTCTGCTCGGCCTGCTCGACCTTGGCCTCGAGGAGGTCGATGACCGCCTCTTCGCCGTTGTTGCGCAGCTCGTCGAAGCCAGTGATGGTGATCGAGACGGCGTACTGCTTCCACTCCCACTCGGCAGCGGTGATGCCGTCCTGCTCGGCGGTGTTGAGGATGTCCGAGCCCGAGTACGACCCAGCGGTCGTGTTCTGGCCGTACATCAGCTCGGTGACGATCTTGGTGCCACCGCTCTTCAGCTCGATGTTGTCCTTGAGCCAGTAGGCGAGGGGACGGGCGGTGAAGACCACATCGACGAGAGTCGCCTGGCGATTCTCGAGCGTGGTCGTCAGGATCTGGTCGAAGTTGACGTTCGGGGAAGGCATTGTGCCTGACTCCTGTGAAGAGGCTCAGTCAGCGCTTCGGGCGCCACTGAGGGACGGTCTTGCCATCACGTGCCAGCTCGTAGGCCTCTCGAACGCTGAGGCGCTTCCCCTTCGGGACATCGACCAACTCACGAAGGTCGCCCGCTGCACCAGCGGACGAGCCTGCGTTGATGACTGCCGCCTTGCGCTTCACCTTGATGACCGAGTCATCGGCTACACGCTTCTTCACCGTCTGCTTGAAGGCGGGGAAGTAGGCGTCGAAGGCCATGTCCTTGTACGCAGCCTCGAGGGAGGGGAACCCATGGTCGATGGCGTGACGCATCACAGCCTCGACATCGATGTCCTCGTCCTCGTACTTGCTGAGCAGGGTCTGCACCTCACGCTCGACAGAGTCCTGCCGATCACGTGCTTCGAGGCTGGCCAGCTTGCGCTCCAACTCACGGATGCGCTCGGCCTGCGGGTCGTCGTAGGAGTCGTCCTCGACGTTATCCGCAAACGAAACCCCGAAGTGGCTCGCCAGTGCGGCGATGGCCTCTCGGGGATTCGCCTCGAGCGCCCTCTGCAAGTTCAGGGCTCGCTCCGCTTCCTTCCTCAGGGTCGCTACCTCTTGCGTCTTCTTCGTGTAGTCGCTCTGACGCAGATAGCTCTTCGCCATCTCCTCGAGGGTGACCTCGACATCCTCGCCATCGATGGTCAGCGTGACTGTCTCCACGCCGCCATCGGACTCGGTGTCCTCGGTTCCATCGGGAAGATCGGCATCCGACGAGTCGGGGTGCTCGACCTCGTGGTCGAGTCCCTCATCCAGCTCGGTGGGCATGTTCCTCCGTGAGAGTCCTTGGGGGTTGCTCTCACCCGACAGGGCAAGCGTCCACAATCAGCGGATCGCCAGCCCCCAGAAGCCCCTGCCATCGACGGCTACAACCATGGTGCCGAGGGAGGCCGTCAGGGTCACGGGCGTGAGCGCAACCGTGACCTCGCCTGGGCTGATGCCCAGTGCCACGAGTGAGGCGGTGATGGTGATCGGCGTCAGCTCGATCGTCGCCTCGGTCGTGATGCCGAGCGTCCCCAGAGTGGCCGTCAAGGTGAGTGGCGTGAGTGCCACGCTGACTTCACCTGGGGTGATCGTTAGTGTCTGCGGTGTCCCCGTCAGCGTGATGGGGGTGAGTGCAACACTCACCTCGCCTGGAGTGATGCCGAGCGTGCCGAGGCTCGCAGTGAGCGTGATCGGCGTCAGCTCGACGCTCACCTCGGTACTGACACTCAGCGCCACAGGAGTGAACGTGGCAGTGATGGGCGTCAGCGCCACCGTCACCTCGCCAGGCGTGACGGTGAGCGCCTGCGGCGTGGCGGTAAGCGTGATGGGCGTGAGGGCGATCGTCGCTTCGCCTGGGCTGACGCTCAGTGTGCCGACGCTCGCCGTCACCGTGATCGGCGTCAGTGCGATGCTCACCTCGCCCACGCTGACCGCCAAGGTCTGCGGGGTCGCAGTGAGCGTGATGGGGGTCAGCGCAACGCTGACCTCTCCAGGCGTGACGGCGAGCGCCACGGGCGTGCCCGTGACGGTGATCGGAGTGAGGGCGATGGAGACATCGCCCGCTTCCTGCGACGGGCGAAGCAGAAGTACTGACACGTCAGTACTCGCTGTTCAGCGTGGCTGGCATCCTGTCGAGGTCACGGACGTAGAGGTGGGCGATGTCGACCGTGGCAGCGCCCGAGCCGTACTCGAGGTTCAGTGCGACGTATGTGTTGTCGCCCATCTCGGTACCAGTCGGTCGGTTCGGACCATACTCACGAGGGAGTGTTGCGGTGTTGTGCCACACCTGGGGCTCAGGCACGGAGTCGGGCCAGAACCTGACCTGCCACTCGTTGCCGACGACACGAACACGCAGCCAGTTCCAGTTCGTGGCTGACGTGGCGCCACCAGTGCTTGCAACCTCACCGCCGTAGGTGCGTGCGGAGCCGTCTCGGATCACGTAGCCGACGTTCTGGTTGTTGATGGTCTGCTTGAACGTGCCGACCCGACACAGGGGATCGACACCGCTGTAGCCGCTCGAGCTGATGAAAGGCGAGCAGCGCACGTCAACGAAGAACCAGCCAAGTGTCGCAACCGAGATGGGGCGGAACTTGCACAGCGCCTCGACGTTCCAGGCCCTGAATCGGGTGTGGCGAACGCCGACACGGTTCCCTGACGATGGGCATGCGAGGCGAAACACGTCAGCGTTGCCGTCACCAGGGGCAGTCGTCATGGTGCCCCCGCCGAAGAGCACCTGCGACCAGTGCTCGTTCGCCCCGAAGGCGGGCGAAGCTCCTGGGCCGATGAGGTCGATCCAGCCGTGACCAGCTGACATGACTCAGTCCTGTTCGATGAGGAAGCGGAACGTCAGTGAAGTGGCGCCACCGCCGAATACGGCGTTGGCCGAGCGGGTGACCGCCACGAAGTACAACGTGGTGGATGAGCCAGTGCAGACGAAGGGAACCGAGCCGCTCCAGTAGGACGCACGGTTCGAGCCCGCATCGATCGCAGTCGGGATCTGGATGACGCCCAAGCCAAGCTCGTTGTCGGCATCGGACGGGTTGAAGGCTGCGTTGTCGGAGCCAGGGCTGACCGTCGTGTCGTAGATGAACAGGTCGACTGCACCGATCACGTCGGAGTCGTCAGTCATGTAGACGCCCACGATGCGGCCAGAGCCGCCGTTGTGGCGAGCGCAGCTCGCCACTGAGAACACGCCACCGAGTACATCGCCTGAGGTGTAGGTCGTGGTGGCGGTCGTGAGGCCCGAGGGCGTTCCCGACACCGCCACGACCTTGCGGGATGCCTCGACGTACTGCGCCCCCTGAGCGTTGAACGTCATGATGGTGGCATCACCATCAGCACCTGCAGTCGACGCTCGAGTGTCCTTGCGCTGGCCGATGGCCAGGATGCCCGCCTCGCCACCAGCGATGGCGGCGTCCTCAGCGATGATGCTGAGTGCGGTGTTGGCGGTCCCGTCGAGCAGGATCGACGTGGGGATGTCGGTCGTCCCGCCACCATAGGTGCGGCTATCCGTGCCGACGTAGTAGTCGGCAAGGGTGCTCCCGTTCTCGACCTGTACCCGAGATGCAGTCATCAGATGGCTCCAGCGGCCCTGAGTGCCGCCTCCTCAGCGGCGATGGAGGCTTCGAGCGAAGCGATCGAGGCCTTCACGTCGTCCAGCTGCTGGGACAGCCGCTGGCGATCAGCACGCTGCGCAGCCAGGATGCGCCTGGTCTTCTCGAGGCCCTTGACCCGCTTCTGCAGCGCCTCGGCGGCTTCGGCCGACGTGGGTGCTGCGGCGGCAGCGATCTGCTCGTCGGTGATGACGACCTGCTTGGAAAGTGCCTCGTTCGCCCTCTGCTCGAGGCGCTTGGCGATGCGCCGCTGCGCCAGCAGCGTCACGTCCGCCTCGCTGCCAGCCAAGCTGAAGTTGAACGTCTCGGTCCCGTCGGTGGCGGCTACACGCCACTGGGTCTTGGTCGCATCTTCAGGAGTGAGTGTCAGCGTCCAAGGCATCAGGCGAACCTCAAGAAGTCGGAGATGGTGACGGTGTAGTTGCCGCCGTTGGTGGCGATGCTCCCGAAGCCCGTGTCGTAGTAGCCGATCAGGTACGAGTCCGAGTCGTTGGTGCCGAACTGGTAGATCACCGCAGCGACTGGCGTGTTGTTCGAAGCTCCACCAGCGTTGGTCCACGTCTGGTTGTCGGCGTCGATGTTCGCTCGGTCGTTGGCGTCGTCCTCGGTGACCGAAACCGTCAGCGTCTTGCGGGCGTAGTTGGTGAAGTCACACTCAGCCACTGAGCCGACGGCGAGCAGCGCCGCCACTGTGTCGAGGTCGGGCGAGTACGCACCAGCTGCCGTCGTCTTCAACAGCAGCATGCGGATGGTGGACGTGTCGAGGTCGAGCGACCCGTTGGCGAGACGGGCCTTCGCCACGTTGTACATGACCTGGGCCATTACTCCTCCTCGCTCACCCTCGAGTGAGCACGATGGTTACGGTGAGATCAGCGCCAGCGATCGTGCTGCCGACCTGATCGATGTCGACGGTGAGGTAGTCACCGCTCGCCAGCGAGGACACCTCGATGGCATCAGCCACGTCGGTGTTCGTGCTCACGGCGATCTGGGGGCGGTTCGACTGCGTCGTGAAGATCGTCGTCCCGTTCTTGTTCACGTCCACGATGAGCGCAGCGCCAGTCGGTGCCGTGCCGACCGAGGCCCGCACCGACGAGATGGTCCACGTCTCGTCCACGTAGAAGCGGCACGTGCCTGCCCCCACGCTGATCGTCCCCGTCATCGAGTAGGGGACGATCGTCTTATCCTTCTTGGCGCCAGATTCGATGGCGTCCAGCTTCGACTTGTCGGCCGCCAGCATCAGTCCCGTGTTGGACGATGTGGCAGCGAAGTCGGAGGCGTCGATCTTGCGAGCCTCCGCACCACCGTTGGGCAGGACGACGAAGAGGTCGTCTGCCCCAACCGACGTGACTGCGGTGAGCTGATCGATGCGCTTGTTGGCCATCGATCACCTCCACGCCAGCTCGACGCCGTCAGCGGCGAGGAGCGAGTCACCAGCAAGGTTGATCGCCACGAAGTAGGTGATGGCCCCACCAGGACCATGCATCCAGTAGGCGTTGAAGTTGTCGGCGTAGGTGTCGAGCCCCTCCACCTCGTAGAACGCCACGATGGCTTCCCAGTCCTCGAGGCCCTGGTCCACCTCGTGCCACGTCTTCAGCTGGACCCAGACGTTCTCCGAGTCGGCGCCGAAGTAGGCGGCGAGAAGGTCGGCTGAGTGATCGGCTGCCATCAGCCACCACCCAGGTTCAGGCCGACCTGACCAGCGAGCTGGTTCATCATCCCCTGGCCGATGCCAGGCTCACCCTGCTGTGCTGCGAGCAGCATCGAGGGATCCATCTGCGGGGCGTCTACACCCTGCCCACTGGGTGCTGCGCCCTCAGCCATCGGGCCCATGACGGGCATGGGCGCCTGCTGCAGGAACTTCTCGGGGTTCTTCACCCCGAAGCCTTCCCGCAGGATGTAGCGAGCGACCTCGGTCGGGTTGATGATCCCGAGCTGCAGGAACGGGGCGATGGCCTGCACCATGGCCAGCGCCTGCTGGCGACGGAACGTCTCGTTGAAGGGCTGCGTGGAGCCCGCCTCGACGGTGAAGTCGTACTCGCCGATGATGTCGTCCCGCTCGTACTCGAGCCAGTACATGGCGCCGTCTCGGCCGACGATGCGAGCAACCTGCTCGCCCGTCACGAACTGCTGGGCGACCATGTGCAGCTTGCGAGCGATGTTCGAGATGAACCGCTCGACGATGGCGAGCTTCTCGGCAGCTCGAGCGTTCGTCGAGTCGTTGATCAGCGCCGCCTCCGTCGCCGTGCGACGGATGGCCTGGGCGTTGCCACGCTGGTACTCGCTGACGCCCGACACCTCGTAGATGTCCGACATCGTCCGATCGCTGTAGTTGAACAGCTCGGGCGGCATCGGCACCACAGGCAGCGGTGCGATGAGATCGTTGAGCGGCGAGTTGTCGTCCACCACTGGGATGGCGACGTTGTCGTCGTCGCTCTCGAGCGCCGCACGCCCATGCTTGTCGAACGCCTTCTGGCGGATGACGTACTTGCGGGCGTACTTCTTGCGGTAGTTCATGAGCTGCGAGCGCAGCTTGTTCAGCTCGTCCTGCATGGGCAGGATCATCTCGATGTCACCGATCGGGTAGAACTGATCGGGTACGTCGTAGTTTCGGACCATCTCGAAGGGATGGCCGAAGGCGTAGGGCACCTCCATGGGGTCGACGAGGAACTCGTCGGCACCATCAGCCCAGATGCACAGCGTGCCCTTCTCGACGTTGTAGTGCTCCCACAGGATCACGTACTCGACAGTCGAGGAGTACTTCTCTCGCTCCTCCTCGGGCATCCAGCTCGAGTTCTTGTGGATGCTCGTCGGCTTCAGCCGCTTGCGAGCGGCGGACGAGTAGCGCTCGTCCTTCTTGACCTGCTCGAGCGGCATGATGATCCGCTGGGCGATCCAGCGGATGTCCTGCGGGTGCGTGGCATCCACGTTCACGTAGATGTTGAAGGGCGACACCCGATCGATGAAGGGGCGGTCCTCGACGATGACCTGCTTCGTCTCCACCAGTGCGGTGGCGATCTCCTCATCGGAGGGAAGCCCGCCCGCCAGGTCGGGGTTCTCCGCAGCGAACGAGTTGGCGTCGGCTACACGACGTTCGTACTCGGCCTGCAGCTCCTCCTCGGACAGGGCGACGTTGTCCTCGACAAAGCGCCAGCCGACCTTCACCCAGCCGTGGCCGATGATGAGGAAGTCCTTGGTGGCAAGGCGGAACGGCTGCTGGAAGTTGTGGTGCTTCCACCAGTAGTTCATGATCGCCTCGTTGTAAACCGCACGAGGCTCGTCCTCAGGCTTGTTGGCGAGCACGCCGATCTTGGGCGTGTTCACCGACACCGAGGGGTAGATGACGTTGATCGTCGAGAAGGTGACGTTGACGGCGATGCGATCCTCGGGGCGCTCGGGATCGGGCCACAGGTTCTGTCCTGCGTATGCGTCGATGCAGCGCTGCCAGAGCTGGTCGTAGCCAGCCTCGTCACGCCACTTGACTGCCCACTCGACCTCGGAGCGGTACTTCTCGAGCGTTTCAGCCCTCGAGGTGCGTGCCATCAGCGCACCCGCTGGATGTCGACCCCGTGCTCACGGGAGGTGTCGAAGATCTCCTTGGCCAGCTCCGACTGCGTGTAGCCGCCACGATTTGCCGCCTTGAAGTGCCCTGGCAGGGAGAAGGGCGTAGCGCCCTCCTCCCGCCATGCTCGAAGCTTGTGCTTCAGGCAGAGGTTGCGGCCGTTGCAGTCAGGCGTGGCGCAGTTCTCTGCGCTCACGCCCTCAGCCCTTGCTCTTGACCTTCTGGTTGCCACCAGGGCCAGCGAACTTGCCGACCTCACCAGTGGACTTGACCTTGACCTGATCGTGCCCGCCAGGAGAAGCGAAGCCGCCGCCCTCCTTGAGGGACGGCGAAGCCGCCTTGATCTTCTGGCCACCGCCAGGAGACGACGAGTTGTCGGTGATGCGCTTGCCGAGCTTCGGCTCGCCCTTGTCCCAGCTGTACGCCATGTTCAGACCTCGAGGCTGTTGGGGGATCCCTCACCCGACAGGGGATGCGTCCACATCAGCGTCTACGTCCGCCGCCGATGGTCCACGTTTCACCCTTGCGCTCGTTCTCTGTCTCGGAGATCCACCAGTCCAAGGTCCAACCCTTGGGCTTGTCGTCGCCGTAGGCCTCGGGTACATGGGCAAACTTGCGCATCTGGTTGGCGAGCGCCAGCGAGATCACACGGTCGTCGTAGGGCGACCCATGCGTGTGACCCTTCTCGTCACGCACGTAGGTGCGCAGCTCCTTGATGGTCGCTGCGGAGCGGATGTCGATCTCGGCGTTCTTCATCGCCATGTTGAGGTCGTCGATCAGCAGCGGCTTGGAGGTGCGGGTGGTGAGCCACCCGAACTGCACCGTCATGTTCTGGTTGGCGCTGTTCAGCTGCCTTCTGCGGTAGATCGAGGGGTAGCCCAGGCGCCGCAGCGCCGTGATGGTCGTGAGGCCGTGGTTGTTCGCCTCAGGGCACACGAGCGCTCGGTTGTAGTAGTAGCCCAGGTCGTAGAGCACTGTCCCGAACTCATCGGCATCGATGTGTCCGTGCCAATGCGCTACCTCGTGGCCTGTGGCCACGTCGATGACGTGGGCGCTGGAGTAGTCGCCGTGGGCCAAGCCCTCGGCGGTGTCAGCGCCGACCACGTAGACCTTGCTCGGATCTGGGTACTCCCAGATCGACAGTGGGCCACCCTCGCCTCGGAACTCGAGCGCCCCATGCTCGAGCCGACGCAGGTGGCCGATCGCCTTCGGGGACTGCGGGCGCAGTCCATCGAGTACGTCCCCGAACACTGGGTTGCCCGACTTGATGAAGGCCTCTTCGGGGTCCGAGGGGTACTCCTGGGCCCGCTGCCAGGAGTTCATCTCTCGGCACTTGGCCTCGAACCAGGCGTCGTCCCGCTCAGGGACGGCACGCCAGCTGTAGAACATCGTCTTGAAGCTGTTGGCGCCTTCCTCGGCGTTGACCCACAGCTGGTGGAAGAAGTTGCCCGAGCCGTTTGCGGTCGACAGCCCGATGATCTGACCACCGATGTCGGCTACAGGCTCGATGGACGCCCAGGCCTCTTCGGCGTTGGGCAGGAACGCCCACTCGTCCACGATCACCAACGAGCCCGAGAAGCCTCGAGCAGGGTCTGCAGCTGAGGGAACACTGATGATTTCTGAGCCGTTTGAGAACGCCATGTTCTGCAGGTTGTCGTTGGTCAGCTTGGGGGCCCGCTCCCGCATCCAGGGCGGGAGGCGGTTCCAGGCGAACTTGACCTTCTTCAGCAGCTCCTGCGCCTCACGCTCACCCTTCGAGATGATCAGGATGCGACGGTCGTCGTGGAAGATCGCCATCCACAGCACGAAGGCGGCTACGAGGGTCGACCAGCCGATCTGGCGAGCCTTCAGGGTGAGCCAGTTCCCTCCACCCAACCACTTCAGGACGGCGTCCCGCTGCGGCTCCCGCAGCTTGAACAGACGCCTGCCCTGGGGGTGCTGGATGAAAAAAAACGATTCGAACGCAAAGATCGGGTCTTTCGCACACCTGCGCCAGATGAGTTCTCGTTGCGCAGCCTGCTTGAGACTCATGCGGCCACCAGGGCGTGGAACTCGACGTAGTCCGCCGCCTTGCGAATCAGGTGCGGGTCGTCACGGAGCTTCCCGATGGCGGTGTTGCAGGAGCCGCAGAGTAGTGCTCGCACCTTCCGAGTCCTGTGGCAGTGATCCACATGTGCCCCACCCTGGCCTCCGAAGAGCACGATGTGGCGCGAGCAGATGGCGCAGCTTTCGTCCTGCGCCTCGTACATGGCCTCGAGTTCCTCGAGGGTCAGCCCGTACTTCTTGGTGCGCTGCCAGACTCGCTGGTACTCACGGGAGTGATCGCCGTTGCGGGAGCGCCATCCCTTGGCGTACTTGTTGGCGCAGGGTCGGCAGTACCCTCTGCCGACTCTTTCACGCTCGCCACACCTGGGGCAGATGGGAGTTCTTGGCCTCTTGGGCTGCGTCTCCCTGTAGCGGGCCTGCTTCGCCCGATCGCAGTCGCCGCAGTAGGAGCGGACCTTTCCTGTAGCCGAAACCGCTCGAGGTCGCTCGTTGCACCTGCAGCATGGCTTCATGCGTAGCCCGCCAGCTTCGCCAGCTCATCGTCGCTGAGCTTGTCGATGCTGTCGTCCTGCACGACTCGCTTCTCGGTCGGCAGGTACAGCTCGACGTACCGCAGGTACAGCTCGGCGGCTCGCACCGCCGCCGCTCCGCTGTCGTTGGCTGCCTGCCGCCACAGGTTGTCGGTGACGGCCTGGATCCGATCGGGCGACACGTTGGCCTCCTGGCCACGTGCCCGCCACTCAGCTCGGAAGCGAGGGTCTTCCTTCCAGCGCCGCAGGGTGCGGGTGGCGATGCCCACCGACTCGGCGTAGTCCGTCTCCGTCTCGGGCACCCGCAGGGGGTTCACGAGCCACTCGAGGTAGTGGGCCCACGCCTCGGGCATCACGTCCTTGCCGTCGTCACCCTTGGTCCAGCGGTACTGGGGGTCGTGTGCCTTCGCTCGAGCCCGAGCCATGTTGTCAGCCATGCATGCTCCCTCTCGAGCATCAGGCTGACTGTCCACTTCGGACTGTTACCACCCTTTCGGGTGGAGGGATTGGTTCAAGAGTCTACATCCACAGAAAAAAACCTTTCCCTGTGGATAACGCTGTTATGCCCTGGTCAGGGGGCATGCTTGAGTATGAGAGTGGACACCACCCCCGTTTTTCGCCTTATTAGTAGAGGGCTCTGTAAAGAGGCGACTACACGACTGTCGGAGTGTAGGAGCCTGACAGATCCCTCTCCGATGGAATCTGCGAGGGATCCCGAAGACGAAGCGATCCAAGCGAAGTCTTCGAAGGCTTAAGCAGGAGACTGCCCCGAGTTCGGTGGACGGAGTGGCTGATGGATGAAGAGCGACCAGCTCTTTCATCCATCACAACGCATCACCGAAAGGGCTTCTCGTGAGCTTCTTCTCCCCCTCCTACCGTCATCGGCTCGGCAACGCCGAGTGGTACACGGTCCCTGGGCCCGTGTCGACCCTGCTGCTCACCGACCAGCAGCAGCTCTTCGTCCCCTACTACTTCGCTGAGCAGGTCACCCTCGACCGTGTCGGCGTCGAGGTGACCACTGGTGGCACCGCCGCCTCCTCGGTCATCCGAGTCGGCATCTACAAGGACGCTGGCCTCAACTACGCCCGCCCTGGCGAGCTGCAGGTGGATCTCGGCACCCTCGATGGGAACCCCGTCGCCTTCACCTCGATCACGCCCTCCAGCTCGCTCGTCATCAAGCAGGGCCTGGTGTGGTTCTCGGTGTGCCAGCAGGCGAACCCCGCCACCAAGTCCACCATCCGCACGGTCACCTCTCCGACCGTGCCCTTCATCAACCTCAGCCATGGCACGACCGCCGCTGCGGCCACCCAGGCGGTGGCCTACGCCAAGGCCTCGACCTCGGGTGCCTTCGCTGATGTCACCTCGGCCACGACCCTGACGACCGTGTCGGCTGGGCCTCGAGTCCAGTTCCGCATCGTGTGATCAATCCTCCCCAGTGTCCCGACTACGGGACTGCTGGGGCTACGAGCCAGCCAGCGTCGAGCTGGTGTCAGGCAGAGCAGCAACCCCCGAGAGAGATCTCGGGGGTTGTTCTCGTTTCGGGCCGAAGTGAGAACAAGGACTAGCTCAGGTACCCTCCTGACATCAGTCCGCAGATCGGACACTGAACATGACAGGTTCAGAATCTGCGTGGGGCCCCAGATATATACATGCGACTCGCACCCCCGCCCCCCCTCATCCCCCTCCCCCTGCCAGTCCCCTGGACACGTCCTCACACTGCATTCTCCCTGCTCAACACACGAAATAGAACACGCATTCACTACCGAAACACACTCACCAGGGGTTATGTGGTGGATGGGATCACTCAGCCGCCGAGGGTTGGGCCCATCGACGCCTAACCTTACGCTGTAAGGCTGTCGGTCGATCGGTTCTGTAGGCGTTGCCAGTCCTCTCGGGCCGATCGAGCGCTGCAGTAACCCATGAGCATGCACCGTTCTCAGCTGTCGTTCGGGGCGCATTGTGCCTGGTCAGACAGGGTGCCTTGACAGACTGACAGTCAGCCCTCACTATGAGGGCTCCCCATCACTACTCACACGAAACGATATGAACCCATGGCTATCACCCAAATCACCCTGCCGAACGGCATCACACTCGAGACGACTGCCGACCCTGCCAGCCTGCTTGGCCAGCTGATGACGACTACAGCACCCGTCCCCGCACCAGTCGCTCCGACCCTGCCAGCGGCCGAGCCTGTCGCTGCTGCTCCTGCTCCCAAGCCGATGAAGCTGCAGATTCCGACCCTGGACATCAGCACGCTCGCTAGCGAGCCGACGCCGACCCTGCAGTCTGAGCCCGAGCCCGAGCCCAAGCAGAAGCGCGCCATGACTCCTGCTCGCTTGGCGGGCCTGGAGAAGGCCCGAGCCGCACGAGCCGCCAAGCGTGCGACCGAGACGGTCGCAACGCCCGAACCGACCAAGCGTGAGACGGTCGCCAAGCTGCAGCTTGCGGCCGAGCGTGCTGGCACCCAGTACAACGCACTGCCCAACGTTGAGGCTGCACAGGCTCGCAAGGCCGCTGGCAAGGCTCGCAAGCCGATGTCTGAGGCTCAGCTGGCTGGCTTGGCGAAGGCTCGTGAGGCACGAGCCGCCAAGCGTGCGCAGACGACCAACCCTCAGCCGCCCACCACTGCTGCTGCAGTGAGCGAGCGGAGCGAGCAGCCCGAGCCGATCCGCTCGGCGGGGACGGCTCCTGTGGTGCCGACCCTGGCCGAGCCGCAGAAGATCCGCCCCGATGCTGCACTGCAGTCGATCGGCTACAGCCAGCCTCACTGGGTCTTCGACATGCTCTGTGGTGCGACCCTGTCGGCCGAGCGAGTGATGATCCTCGAAACGGTTCGGGACATCACAGACGGCGATGACGCCGCCCGATGCGTCGACAACATGACGGCTACAGCGAACGAGTTGGGCGACGTCGCTCGCAAGCTGGCCGATGCTGGCCACGTCAAGCTGGCCGAGGTGGCAGGTGCCTTCGGTGCTCTGTATGACCGAGGGATCGCCATGGCTGAGGACCGTTTCGCCAAGTTGATCGGCTGAACGAGCGCCAGCGAGTAGGGTGGCTAGACACTGATTGACACTCATGAGACAGTGCAGTCGGGTCTAGCCGCCCGCCCCAACCCGACACGACAGACAAGGAACCTGATGATTCCCGAGCACACAGGCAAGGTCGTCAGCTACGACGCTCGCAACGACATCGCTCTGGTCGACGTCCGACCGACACCACACACGCTGCAGATCGGTGGCCAGCATGGCGACGGCTTCTGCTACCTGCACCAGTCCTGGGACTGCATCTACAGACTCGAGGTTCGGGGGGCGCTGCAGAACCTCGACTGGTCGCTGATCAACGATCCGACCGACTGACTGCAGCTGTAGCCGCTGCAGTGCTGGGCCCGCCACCTAGTGCTGCAGAGGGTGCGTCTGCACCACTGACACGACAAGGGGACACGATGAAGGTCACCACACACAAGGACGGGACTGTGAGTCTGCGGGTCGCCGCCTACAACGGCGAGCTGAGCGATCTGCTCTATGCAGTCGAAGTGACTGCACTGCAGTTCAAGGCCGACCAGTACAAGTCGGCGCCCCATTGGTGGGGCGATCCGAACCTCGGCACGCCGTGGGTGCAGTACTGCAAGGAGCGTGCTGAGCGGCTCGAGGAGATCGCTGCAGCGTTGAAGGGGGACAAGTGATGAAGCTCCCCACGTACTGGGTCGCTGCAGTGGCTGCAGCGTTGCTCGCACTGGGCATCGGCCAGGGGCTGGCCATGCCCGACCCGATCTGCAGCGAGGGTGCTGCAGAGATCCGATCCGACGACGGGCTGTTCCTGGCCTGTCTGCTGCCAGCGACTGTGGAGGTTCGTCCCTAGAGCGGTGCCAGAGGGACTTGACACCCGCAGACAATGGTGGTGGGCATCGACGACCCACCACCCACACGACCCGAGAGGGATGGAATGCGCAACCTGAACAAGCACCTGCTGCAGCTCGATCGCAGTGGGCAGATGAACTACCCCACACACGCTGAGGCTCAGCGTCTGTGGGTCGACTTCCGTCGCTCACAGGGGATCGTGAGCGACTGCAAGGTGCCGTTGCTGTCGGCGCCCGACAGCAACGCCAAGCTCAAGAAGGGCTCTGTCCCGATCTATGGGCTGTCGCTCGCTCCAGCGACTGTGAGCGGGGAGTACAACACCTGCAGCTGGTCGACGGCTCTGTGCCGCAAGGGCTGCCTGAACACTGCAGGCAAGGGCGAACTGGACCGAGTGCAGCGAGGGCGCAAGCTCAAGACTCTGTTCCTCGGCCAGCACCCTGGAGCGTTCCTGACTCTGCTGGATGCAGAGATCACCAAGGCCGAGCAGAAGCACAAGGATCTGCGGGTCCGTCTGAACGTGCTGTCGGATCTCGAGTGGGAGCGCTTCGCCTCGTGGATCTTCAGTCGCAAGTACACGACGAAGTTCTACGACTACACGAAGAGCGAGCAGCGGGCGCTGCTGGTGGGCACCACGCTGTGGCCACAGAACTACCGCCTGGTGTTCAGCGCCAGCGAGCGGGTCAGTGACGCCGAGGTCAAAGAACTGCTGCAGAACCACGTCTCTGTGTCGATGGTCTTCGATCGGGTGCCAGAGCAGTACATGGGGATCCCTGTGGTCTGTGGCGACGACCACGACGACCGCTGGGCTGAGCCGCACGGCTCGCTCATCGGTCTGAAGGGCAAGGGTCGCATGCGCCAGACCGAGACGTACATCCCCTTCATCCGCAAGGCCCTCTAGACAGGCCTTGACGGTCATGAGACAGTGGTGGTGGGCAACAGGGCCCACCACCACACAACCCACACGAAACGAAAGGACAGAACGATGATCGACTGCTACGAGGGCTGGGACAGCGCCAGTGGGCGCAGCTACAGCAGCTACCGCCGAGAGGTGAACGAGCTGCTCGAGGCCAGGCTCGAGGCTCTGGAGCTGTGGCGCACCGTCAGCGTGCAGCGGAAGCGGGTGCGGTGATGCAAGGACAACTGCAGCTCACAGATGTGCGCTTCGCTGTAGTCGTGGTCTACAAGCAGCGCTTCGAGAACCTCGTCATGGAGACGCTGTGGCAGGTGCCCGACGTGGAGCCGAGGAGCTACCGAGAGTGCATGGCCGATGGCTACGCCTCGATGGCTCTGCATGGCGATGGCGTGGCGGGTGCCTGCCATCTGCTCGATCGACTGCAGCGCACAGGTGCCAAGGAGATCCACACGCTGACTGTGCTCGAGGGCTACGCCGAGGGCGTGCTCGACCAACTGAAGGCAGCAGACAGCAAGACCCGCATCCTGCAGATCATGCAGGGCGACAAGAGGAAGTGACCATGTTCAAGCGCAAGCCTGGGTTCTACGTGGTGTGTCCCTGCTACGACAGGCTGGGGCCCTTCAAGAGCTACGAGCGTGCCGAGTGGCGTGCTCATGAGCTGGCCGAGCACGCCAAGCGCAACCCGCTGCTGTGCCAGCACAACCATGACATCCAATACGTGGCAGACACGGAGTCTGCATACGTCTGAATCAGACGGGCTTGACAGAGCCTGTCATAATGCAAACCAACGAGCCGAAGGGGCTGCATACATGAGCAACAAGACCGAGTTCACCATCAAGTTCAAGCACGAGCGCCACGCTCGAGCGTTCGTCGAGAAGCACAGCGACAGCATCGGCATCCTGAGAGACACGATGGGCCGACATCGTGCGCCAGATCGAAGAGCAGCTGCCTGCACAGATCGAGGTCGGGGATCGGGTCAGCCACCTGCAGTACGGCAACGGAACGGTGCTCTGGACCATGGGCGACTTCGCCTGGGTGGCGTTCGGCGGCACGCCAGTCACAGTGATGGCGACGAGCTGCAGGAAGGTCTGAGCCAGGGCCTCTACACACACGCTGAACATCAGCGCTTCAGCTGCTGCACACGTAGCAGCTGTGAGCGGTGCTGGAGCAGCACCAACCAACACGAACAGGAGAACATCATGGGCATCGACCAGTATGGATTGGTGGGCGGCGTCGACCGAGGGGCGTACAGCCGCTGGAACCCCTGGCACCACCGCTCGAACACCGAGAACAAGCTCATCACCCTCGATCGATCGCTGACGATCGACGAGGCCATCGAGTGGACCTTCCCCTACGAGGTGCGTGAGATCCCGCTGCAGGACGTGCTCTTCGCAGACGGGGCCGACGAGTACAAGGCCCTCGTGCGCAGCGACAACGGCTTCGTGCTCAGCGTGGTCAGCTCGAGCTACGGCATCGTGCAGCCCCACGTCCTGGGTGACCTGGGCAAGGCTGCACAGGAGGCCGACGCCAGCTTCGGCAATGGCACCAACAAGCTCAACTGCTTCAGCCTGCACAAGGGCAAGGTGGCTGTGCTGTACCTCGAGCGTGACGAGGTCACGTCCCTCGGTGGTGGTGACGTGCAGCTGCAGCGTGGGCTCGCTCTGATCACGAGCCACAACGGCACCTACGCACTGTCGGCCAAGCCCGTCAGCTGGGTGGTGGAGTGCATGAACACCATGCCCTCCCGCAACGCCATGAGCGTGGCGTCGGTGCGCCACACCAAGGGTGCGATGGACTACGTGCCCGCCATGCGGCAGGCCATCGTCGACACCTACAGGGACTGGTCCGAGATGGACAAGGAGATCGAGAAGCTCCTGTCCCAGGGCTACAGCCGCATGGAGTACACCGACGTGCTCGTGCCCGCTCTGATGGGTGAGCGGCCCGACGAGGCTGGTCGTGCGCAGACGAACTACGACAACAAGTTCGAGGCCATCGTCAGCCAGTGGGGTGCAGTCGGGCAGCAGGCTGCCATCGGCACCAAGTGGGGCGCCCTGATGGGCGTCAACTCCCATGAACTGTGGACCTCGAAGGTCAAGGGCGATCGGACGGAGCGCACGCTCGCTCGCTTCCTGGCCAACGACTTCCCACTCACCAGGAAGGCGCACGCCATCCTGCAGGAGGTGTGATGCCACGTAGGGATCCGCACTACAGGGTGCCCTGCGCTGACGGCTGCGGGCGGGAAATGCACTGGCGTTCCAAGCGGTGTAGCTCCTGCTCGTATGCCCGTCGTTCGGGCTCGGGACACCCGAAGTGGAATGGCGGAAGGACCATCAACCCGAGCACTGGCTACGTGTACATCCTCAACCCTAGTCACCCCAAGGTGCAGGGCAGGGGCAACCCGTACGTAGCCGAACACGTGCTGGTGATGGAGCAGAAGCTCGGCAGGTTCCTCCTGCCAGGAGAGAGCGTTCACCACCTCAACGGGGTGCGTGACGACAACCGACCAGAGAACCTCGAGCTGTGGATCACAGCTCAACGCCCAGGGATTCGAGTGCAGGACGCACTCGCCTGGGCCAGGGAAATCATCGACAGATATGAAGGGAAGGGACTGTGAAGTTCGAGATCGAACTGAGCGAGAACGACGTGCGGGTGGTTAGGGAGGTCTGCTCGGGTACGATAAGCTGGGCCAGCGCCAACCTGACGGGGCCTAAGCTCTTCAAGCAGATCGAGGCCCAGCTGCCCAAGCCCATCGAGGTGGGCTGCACTGTGAAGTGGATCTCGAACTGGGATCAGCGCACCTTCACAGTGCTCTGCATCAACGGCAACAAGCTCTGGTGCGTCCAGCAGGGCGTTCCAGGCGGCGGGCAGCACTTCACTATGAACATGGCAGACGTGGAGCGTGTGTCGTGAGGCTGTACGTAGACGTGCATGGGGACGAGTCGAAGGGCTTCGGACCCGAGAAGTTCTGGCAGCTCGTCAACGAGGTCAGTGCAGCGATCTTCGCCCTCGAGGGCGAGGACTGGACTGTCATCGAGGTCGGGCTGCAGACCAACCGACGGGAGTACCGTCGGGAGAAGCCCAAGGGCAGCCGACACCTGCGTGTAGCCGAGACGGGTTGACAGAGGGGCTAACGTGAAGGCCATGTCCACCCTGACTAGCTACCTGTCGACTGTGGCCGAGGCGATTCGTGGAGAGAGCACGTGGCTCGAGCAAGCCCGTGCCTCCCACGACGCCGTCAACGCCCTGCAGCAGGCGTACCAGCAGATGACGGAGATCCGTCGTGAGGCCATCCGTGCGCTGTACACGGAGGGCTGGTCGGTGGGGGACATCAGCAACGAGCTGGGCATCTCGAGGGCTCGAGTGCACCAGATCTTGAGCTGAATACGGCGCCACGTTCCGTGGCCGCTGGGGCGCAGAGCGACACAGCGAGGGTTCGATTCCCTTCACCCGCTCTCTCTGCGTCCCAGTGGCCGAAGGCCCTGATGAGGATGCAGATGACAGACGACGAATCAGTGACCGAGTTCGATTCTTTCGAACCACAGAAGAGACTCCGAAACCAGGATGTCGTTGACCGATACATCACGTGGTGCACCAAGGTGCGGCGACTGAGCCCGACCACTCTGCGTACATACCGCTCGAGACTCGAGCACTGGGCCACCTATCGAGGGCGTGCCTCGGTACTGACGGCTACACGTCAGGACATGGAGGCCTGGCTCTCGAGGGAGCGTGAGCGACGTGGTGGTGGCACCCGTGGGTCGGCTGCCACGCACCAGCTCGAGGGCACGATCCTGCGCTCGTTCTACAAGTGGTGCCATCAGGAGGGGTTGACACACCGTGACTTGGGGGTACACATCGTCAGCCCCAAGGTGAACAACACGAACCCTCGTCCGATCAGCGATCAGACGTGGCTCTCGTTGTGGGATCGCCCTTTGGGTGCTTACCAGCGAGTGGTCCTCGGGTTAGGGTTCTTCTGTGGGCTGCGTCGAGCGGAGCTTGCTCGGCTGACACCGCAGCAGTTGACGACCGAAGCGATCGCCAACTTCCCACGCAAGGGAGGGGGGGAGGACACACTGCGATGGACCACGGTCCATCGGATCTTCGCTGAGCGGCTGCCTCACCTCGTGGTGAACGAGGCGTGGCTGCCCGAGGCAGTCGACATGTGGCTGCACTACAGGCGCTCAGCGCCGCTGCTGTTCCCTTGGAGGGGGGATCCGCAGGCGGTGAACCGAGAGCTGTCGAAGTGGTGCAAGCAGGCGAACACAGCGCACGTGTCGCCGCACCAGCTGCGGCACAGCGCTGCATCCAATCTGTTGAGGGCGGGCGTACCAGTGATGCTGGTCCGCTCCATCCTGAACCACTCGAGCGTGGAGATCACGCAACGGTACATCCAAGCGAGTGGATCTGAACTCGACATGTGGCTGGAGGGCAGGTGGGGACAATGACTTGAGGCTGTGAATAGTACGGTGCGGAGACTGAACAGGTTCTATCTGTCAGTCAGGGAGTAGGGGCGATGGACAACAAGTACGACGACGAGTCGAAAGACGCCGCCGTCAGGCTGTACCAGCAGGGGGTGAAGACTGACAAGATCCTGAAGGAGACTGGCCTCTCGAGGGCCATGCTCTACTACGTGCTGCAGACGAGGGGGATCAAGCCGACCCGCAAGGTGGGCCGCAGCTCCGAGCTGACGACGAGCGAGGTGCTCGAGCAGCTCAGCGCAGCGCATCGGGAGATAGGTCGTCTCGAAGCTGAGTGCGAGCGCCTGATGAAGGAGCTGTCCACGTGCCAAGAGAAGGCACGTGCAGCTCGCCGCAGGAGCGGCTGACCACACGACCGAGGGCATCCGCACCCTCGGTCGTGGGTTTCAGTGTCAGGGAGGGTTGTCACCCACTGATGTCAGGCCTATGGTTGGGGGGGTCAGGGGGGGCCGAACGCAGAAGGCGGCTGCCGAAGGGCACCCGCCCGAAGGCAGCCACTGAAGGCGAAAGGGATGGCGCTTGGAGGCGCCATCCGAAAGCAGACAGAGGCGGCTACATCAGCCGCCGAAGGCAGACGCTGAAGCGGCTCCACTCCTTGGCAGTCGTGTAGCCGCAGCTTTCGAAGAAAGCGCAGAAGGGCATTCGCATGCTCACCGTGAGGGTGAGCATGCACTTTCCTGAAAGAGAGCGAACGTGTACATCCGCACGAAGAGCGGCAAGAACGTGCGGGTGTTGCCCGCAGTGAGGCCCGACAAGGGCTTCCTCGTCAGGACCATCGACCCCGTCCTCGGGGAGATGGTCGATGGCTTCGCATCGTTCGACGATGCGGTCGCCTTCGCTGAGCTGAACCAGCCCGAGCAGATGAGGAAGGCGTGAGGGTCAAGCAGCTCGAGGACCACCTCGAGGTGACCTTCAGGCAGTCGTGGTTGAACACGTTCTTGAAGTGCCCAGAGCAGGCACGTCGTGAGATGTTGAACCTTACCCAGCGCAAGGTCACCGACGCCATGGCGATGGGCTCTGCGATGCACAAGGGCATCGAGCTGCTGCTGTGCGGCGAGTACCCACGAGCCAGCTTCGAGGCAGCGATGCAGTGCTTCGACGAGTACGTCGAAGGCATCGATGGGCCCTTCGAGTGGGTCCAGGTGAAGAGCCGCAAGACGGCGCTGACCTACGTGCGTAGCTGTCTGGTGTCGTGGGCAACCTGGGTGCATCCCCAAGTCAGGCTCGGTTCAAGCCCCTCTATCGAGGAGAGTTTCAACGTCAGCCTCGAAACAGTCAACCTGATGTCAGTGTCATCCGACATTATGACCACCGCTGAGATCCGTCTCAGCGGGACATGGGATCTGGCTGACGCCACTCCAGTCGTGTGGGACTGGAAGACCGCCAACCAGCCCTGGGAGGGGTGGGAAGCCAAGCGCTACTACGTGCAGCCGACGATCTACAGCTACGCCTACAGCGAGACTCGGGGGTCAGAGCCTCCGCTGTTCAGGTACGCAGTGATGCCCAAGGGTCCGTCGCCTCGAGAGCCTCAGATCATCGAGGTCGAGCGGGACCAGCGGCACTTCGACTGGCTGCGCACGAAGCTCACGTCCATCGTGGAGCTGTATCTGGCAACTGATGCTGGGCGCTTGAAGTGGCCGATGATCGACCAGGGGTGGCACTGCAGCCCCAAGTGGTGCGCTGCGTGGGCCGATTGCAAGGGAGCGGCGCTCGGCGCCGAGCCCTGGTGAGAAGTTCGTCAGAGGGGGTTGACATCCGCCCTGACGTCAGGCATCATGTTCAAGAGAGATCAACCTCATGGAGGGGTTCATGGAAGAGCAGGTCGTCGAGCACAACACCCACACGGTGTCCTTCACCCGCAAGGTGAGCGACGGCAAGTTCGGCTCGCAGGAGGCCACGTGGTTCCTGCAGTTCGACACGCCCAAGGGCATCGATGACGGTGAGCTGATCGCCATCGCTGAGCAGAAGATCCAGCGCTGCAAGAGCGTCGTGCTCGAGCAGCTCGGCGTCGAGTTCACTGTCAACGAGAGCGGCGTCATCATCGAGCTGGCACCCGAGCTGCCGACCAACACTCCAGCCCGTCCCACGGGCAAGGTGAAGGTCGTCGAGGCTGGCATCGGCCAGACGGTGAAGGCCCTCGAGAACGCCTTCGGCGGTGTCGAGGTGGCCGAGGATCCCGACGGTGTCGTGGTGCAGTTCCCCGACCGCACCGATCGTGATCCCGACGTGGTGCCGCCTGCGGCGAGCAACGCCATCCCCGAGAAGCCGTCTCGTGAGTGGCTCCTCGCTCGTCTCGAGTCGCACCCGCAGGAGTTCTACGACAACCGCCAGAAGAAGGCGTCGGGTCAGTACAAGGACAGCGCCGCCGACTTCAAGCACAAGGCCACTGGCGCTCCGCTGTGGCTGAAGCCGAAGACCTTCACGAAGCAGCGCAGCTTCGCCTGATCTGCAGGTGCCCCGAGTGCCCCCAGCACGACCAAGGCCTCGCCTGGCGGGGTAGCAGGGGGAAAGTCGGACCCTCGGGGGAAAGTGTGTGGTCTCGTTCGTGACGACGGCGCCACCACACACCCCTGCAGCCCCACTCAACATCCACCAACAACACGGGCCACGGTGACAAGCCGTGGCCCGTTCCATCCCCAAGGAGATACAGACATGGACAACGACTACACCGAGTTCTACGCACTGTCGGCAGACGTGCTGATCAAGGAGCCGAAGGGCTGGCTTCCCCTGCCCCTCTACCGCTCCGAGGACCATGGTGTGTTCCTGAGCTACGCCGATGCAGTCGAGCACGGGAAGCGGATCAAGGCCGACAACATCATCATCACGAAGAACACCGTCTCGAAGCGCATGATCGACGAGCTGGAGAAGGAGGGCCTCATCCGCCGCATCGAGGTGGCTGCGTGATCCTGTCGCCCGAGGAAGCTGAGGCCCGTGTAGCCGCACTGCTCGGTGGTGGCGTGGTGGAGCAGGAGGTTCCTGCTCCACCCGCCTACCGCTTCATCCGCCCCTTCGCTGAGGCAGCCAACGACTACGTCGAGTTGATCATCAACGAGGAAGGGCGGTGGCTGTTCGGCATCGAGCAGCTCGACGCCATGGTGCGTGGCGTCGGGCGTGGCGAGCTGTGCTACGTGACGGGTCGCCCTCACTCGGGGAAGACCCAGTTGGTGCTGCAGTCGATCGCCAACAACCCCGACAAGCACTGCCTGGTGTTCACGCTCGACGAGGTGGACAGCCTGCTGCTGGCCAAGCTCGTGTCGATGACTCGGTCGATCGACAACGAGACGCTCGAGCAGCGGATCAAGGAGCGCAACAAGGACATCATCGATCTGACGAAGCATGTAGCCGCACATGACTTCGGCAACCTGATCGTGATCGATCAGCCGCTCACCTTCCGCCAGATGCAGGACGCACTGACGGAGGCGCAGCAGTACTGGCAGGCCGACTGCGACTCGGTGGTCATCGACTTCTTGGAGCAGCTGCCTGGCAGCGGCGACTTCGAAGGCGTGGCTGCGAAGAGCACGCAGCTCAAGCAGTGGTGCAAGCGCAATGACGTGCCCCTCATCTGTCTGCATCAGGCAGGCCGCAGCTCTGGCCCTCGAGGCCAGGCGGCGGGCATGGAGGCCATGCGGTACGGCGGCGAGCACGACGCCATGTTCGTGCTCGAGGTGTTCCGCAAGCGGGACGACGAGAGCCTGGACGCCTTCCAGCGCCAGCAGGAGGAGAACACCGTCACGGTGAACGTCGCCAAGAACAAGCGCCCTCCCTGCAAGGTGGGCGAGATCGACCTGTTCATCCACCCGAAGTTCGGCTACATCCGACCGATCAAGGACGGGGACAAGCACGTGCCAGGGACGAAGCTGACCGCCGCACAGGCGGCAGCGCTGCGCTCATGAGGGCCTACAGGCTCGAGCCTGCAAGCTGGTCGAGGGGACGCAAGCGGATCGGCCAGAACGACTTCGCCTGGCTCGACTACATCAGCGATAGGGCCATCCCCGACAGCCCGCCCAGCATCGATCAGCAGAAGCTGCAGATGGTCACCGAGGCACTTGACAAGGTGCCTCATGATCTTCGTGAGCTGTTGCTCATGCGATGCAACGGCCTGTCGTGGGCCTCGATCGCTGAGCTGCTCGACGAGCCCTACGAGGACACTCGAGAGCGCAACAAGCCCAGCGAGCAGTGGGTCTACAGGTTCGATCGGGCAGTCACGGCGGTGCGCCGTGAGCTGCGCCGAGCGGAGCGTGAACGAGAGCGGGCCGAGGCCGAAGCCGCACGCAAGGCCGAGATGGACCGCCGTCGTCCCGAACGGCAGGAGGCAACGAGGATCAGGGAGAACGAGCGAAAGCAGCGGTGGCGCCTCGAGCGCCAGCAGCGCCTGGCCAGCGACGAACACAAACGGGCACTACTCAGAAGGGAGGCAGCCCGACTACACAGTGATGGACATACGAAGCGAGACATCGCCAAGAAGCTGTCGATGTCATCCGAGTTTGTTCGGGTGCTCCTGATCGAGCACGCCAGAGAAGAGAGGACAGCCGCATGAAGCGGATCATCACCCTCGTCACGACCGCCCTGATCGGGCTCGGGTCGTGCAGCAACCCAGCCAACGACACCCTCACCCAGGAGACACAGTGGGAGACACCGAAGCCATCGATCGTGGTGGACAACCTGCAGCCCCTGACCGTGGCGACGACTACGCCTTCGTCGAGCGAATCCTCGACGAACACATCGCCCTCCAACCCGACGACAGCCCCTGCCACATCTACTGCGGCCGAGAGCCTCGCATCCTCTGCTCCTACCACGATGGCCTCGTTGACGGCGCCTACGCCGCCGTCGAGCGCTACGCCGACTACCGTCGCACCGCCTCCCTCGAGCGGGCCTTCCACGACTTCCTCGCCTACGCCGAGTCTCTCCTCCGACCAGATGCAGGTGAGCTTCCGCAAGGTTGACGAGAGCTGGGATCCTCGAGGTCGCTGCATCGTGCTGATCGATGTGGCCACGTCGTGGAACTACGTGGCCGTCGTGCTCCGCAGCCCCGAGGGCGTGGTGTATGGCCCCTACACGTACACGAAGCTGCTGCCGACCGATCCGTCGATCGTCATCGACAGCAACGTGCTGCGCACCAACAACCCGAAGAGCGATCAGCGCTGGACCGCCGCCTTCAGCGGCGAGGGCCAGGGCGTGAAGCTCAACGTCCCCCTGTGTTCGGAGCTGTGATGAACGTCGGCAAGCTGAAGAAGCTCCTGGAGCACGTTCCCGACGAGCACATCGTCGTGTTGTCGGCGGACGAGGAGGGCAACGCCTACAGGGAGTTGTCCTTCGTCAACACAGGTGACTACTCCTACGGCGCCGAAGAGAACGAGATCTACGGGGCCGAGGTGGAAAACGACTGCGTGGTGCTGTGGCCATGACCGAGCGGTACTACCCCTGCAGAGTCGTGCGGGTCGTCGATGGCGACACGCTCGTGGTCGACGTGGACCATGGCTTCAACCTGACCTCCCGCCAGACGGATGGTCTGGCGGGGGTCAACGCCCCCGAGCTGGGGACGCCTGAAGGGCGCACCGTCAAGGGCCTGGTCGAAGCGTGGGTGGAAGACCTGGAGGAAGACGGCCCGTGGCCCTTCACGCTGATCGCCTACAGCGACCGAGACAAGTACGGCCGTCGTGTGGCTGACCTCAGCTTCGAGATCCCGATCAACACGCTGGCCGAGTGGTTGCTGGAGAACGACTACGCCGAGCCCTGGCCGAAGGTGATGGTATGATCGACATGGTTCAACAGTTCATCAACCTGTTCGATGGCAACCGCACTGCGGTTGGTGCGGAGAGCGGTGGTTGCGTGCGTCTCATGCACGTCGACCAGTGGGAGTACCACGTCGACATCCACCTGAAGGCTGGTGGCGACCACAGCATCGGTGTGTACCCGTGGGTTGACGGTCGGGTGAAGTGGGGCTGCGTCGATTGGGATGAGGGATTCCCGAGCAGCTACGAGCACGCCGTGAACACCGCAGCGATTCTTCGCTCGGTCGGCGTGACGCCTTGGCTCGAGCCATCTCGAGGCAAGGGCATGCATCTGTGGGTGTTCGCCCGAGCATGGGAAGACGCAGTCAAGGTGCGTCGTGGGCTCATCGTTGCGTGCCAGCTGGCTGGTGCGCCCTACAAGGAGGTCAATCCAAAGAGTGAGTCACTTGCAGCTGGTCAGATCGGGAACTACGTCAGGGTACCCTTCCCAGGAGCGCTTGGAACCAGAGGCAGCCGAGCTTGCCTGGCTTGCAGGGCTCATGGAGGGGGAGGGTTCGTTCAACCTGGCACGAACGACACTCAAGGGCAAGGAGAACGGCAAGCTCCGCTTCGTGGTGCAGCTGTCGATGACCGACAGGGACGTAGTGGAGTCGGCCCGTCGGATCGCTGGCGGGATGGGGACGATCATCACGCACATGCCAAAGGGTGGGCGGAAGCCCGTGTGGATCTAGCGGGTGCAGACCCAGCCAGATGCGGTGTGGCTGTGCAAGCGCCTGCTCCCGTTGATGCACGAACGGCGAGCCGAGCAAATCCGTTTATGTCTGGAGACATTCCTTCAGAACTACGGAGGGTCGTACTTGACGAACGAGGATCGCCTCTCTGTCTACGCTGCTTTGTGAGCCAGGCCACCGAGAAGGCTGGCCTCGAGGGCGTGCTGATCCTGGCGGATCACTACAAGGAGCCGAAGCGTCGGCAGGTCATCGTCTCCGATGACGAGACGGAGATCGACAGCGACATGCTCGCCCGCATGGGTCGCAAGACCAGGCGGGTGTTCCACGAGGGGCCGCTCGAGGGCAGCGACCGCAGCTCCACGCTGTGGAAGCTGGCCAACCGCCTCTACGAGGAGCGCACGCACGACGAGAACGAGGCTCTGGCGATCCTGCGGGATGCTGATCGTCGTTGGGGCAAGCGCTTCGAGGAGCGGCCCAACGGGTTGAAGTACCTGATCGACATCGTCGAGAAGGTGTTCGGCGTGGAACCCTCTAACGAGGATGCAAGGGAGGGTTGACATTATCCTGACCGTCAGGCATACTGACCCCATGGAGTCCGAGCTGTGGATCCCAGGTCTGCCCCGCCCGAAGGAGCGGCCTCGTGCCACCAAGGGCGGGAAGATCTACACCCCACCCCAGACGAAGAAGCGGGAAGCAGCCATCGCTGCCGCCTGGTTGGAGGCGGGGCTCCCTCGCCTCGAGGGGCCCTGCACCGTCGAGCTGATCTTCGCTCTCGAGGGCACTCGAGTGATCGTGCGTGACTGCGACTACCCGAGTGGATCGATGCCTCGTGGGGATCTGGACAACCTCACGAAGCTCGTCCTCGATGGCCTGAACAAGGTCGCCTACAAGGACGACCGCTACGTCCTGGGTCTACACGCAGTCAAGGTCTAAGGAGGACCGACTTGTACTTCAAGATCTTCCTCGAGGAAGACGAGGCACGCAGTGCCGTTCGTCGAGTACTGGAGAGCGGCCGTTACGGCGGCGCTCTGGCTCGGATCGCCGAGCAGATACACCAGCAGCTCCCCTCACGCTACGAACCGAAGGTGGGCGACATGGTGTCGGTCCGTCAGCTCCCTTGGCCCCCCGAGAATAACAGGTGGCACGTAGTCGGAACCCATGGCCGCTGGGCCTGGATCGTTCAGGACGTGGACTGCCTCGACGACGACGAGGACAGCTGTCAATGGCTGGAGACGTGGCACATGCTCCTTCCGCTCAAGGGGGACCAGTGATCAACTACGACGAGCAGGCCATGCGAGTCACACGGCGCTGTCGTGAGGCCTTCAAGGCCGAGTACGAGCGCCTGCAGGAGCCGCAGGGTCTGCCGAAGCTGATCGACGTGTCGGGCCAGATCGCCTTCGCCAAGGACAGCTACGCCATCCTGGTGGTGATCGCCACCGAGAAGGGGGCGAGTCCCTTCATCATCGGCCAGGGCGAGACGCTCGAGGCCTGCGTCCTCGACACCACCCTCGAGATCGAGCGGCTCGAGGAGCGGTGGAAGTTCGACGCCATCGTGGCCAACAACTGATGGCCACTGCCTTCGCTGATCAGCCCTTCGCCACCCGTCTCGGGAAGATGGGTGACGAGGCTGAGCAGAAGTTCGAGGAGGTGTGGGACAAGGGCTTCGAGCCTTGGGGGCTGCGGCGCCCCAAGCTCCATGTGCCCTCGCTCCCCGAGCGGGTGCGTCATGCGCCCGACTACATCACCTCGAGCTGCTTCGTGGAGTGCAAGGGCGTTGGTGCGGACCAGATCCTGAAGATCAAGGTCGTCGAGTACAGCTGCATGCAGTGGTGGAACCAGCTCCACCCTGTGCGGATCTTCGTGTGGGACTCGAAGAAGAAGCGGCACACGATCTTCAACCTGCCGATGCTCACCGAGTGGATCAATGGCGGGCTCGCCACGCTGCAGTTCTTCCCCGAGGCGAAGGCCTACTTTGCCGTGCCCTGTGAGGTCGTGTTCGGTGAGCAGTGAGGCACGCATGAGGGACGGAGCCGTCCGTCGCAAGCGCAACGACATCACCCACAACCAGCAGGACATCGCCTTCGATGCGCAGAACATCGACCGTGTGCCGTTGCACGTGCGTGCCACGCCCTACCAGTACCGACCCGAGACAGACATCCAAGCGCTGATGGAGGCGGGCCTCTGCGAGGAACCGCTGACATCGAAGCGTGAGCTGTACGACATCGGCGTGCTGCTCGATGAGGCCCTGGATTCCCTCACCGATCTCGAGCGCTACGTGTTCGACGCCTGCGTCGTGGAGCGCAAGGGGATCCGTGTAGTCGCCAAGCAGTTGGCCCGCTCCAAGAGCGGCATCCACGTGATCCTGCGTCGAGCGAAGAAGAAGCTCGCTGCGGAACTCCAAGACCATCCACTCATCATCGACTACCTGGAGAGACAAGCATGACCAAGGACTTCCGACAGGCAGCCCTCGACATCCTGCGGGATCTCGAGCCCGACGAGAACGATCCGATCGAGATCCTCGACTCGATCGACAAGGCCATCGACCATCTCCATGCCGTCTCCCAGGTGGAGGACAGCAAGGACCGCACCGATGACCTCGACCGCACCTACGTCGAGCTGGGCGTGCTCACGCACAAGCTCGCCTCTGCGCTCGAGCTGAAGCTCGGGTCGGCCCAGATGGCCGACCTGCTCACGTCGAAGCAGCGGGACTACGGACCGCAGAACATCCTGCGGCGTGGCCACATCGGTCTGGCGGTGCGCCTCACCGACAAGAGCGCCCGCATCCGCAACCTGCTGACGAACAAGACGAAGGCAGCCAACGAGCCCCTGCGGGACTCGGTGGTCGACATGCTCGGCTACGTGACGATCGGGCTCATGCTGCTCGATGGCAGCTTCACCGCTCCGCTGCCGCTCGCCAACGTGCGGTACCTGGACAAGCCGCTGCGGAAGCCGAACTGGGAGCCGCATGAGCAGGCACAGCTCGAGCGCTGGCAAGAGAAGGCCAAGCAGAACCAGGCGGCAGCCCAGAGCGACGTGCTCTGGGGCAAGAACGAGCTGGTGGACCTGTGATCCCCAACACGTACAACCTCACCAAGCTGGTGAAGCAGCTGCAGCAACTGTCCGACGAGGCTGGTCGCTTCGATGGAGTGGCATCGCAGCGGATCAACGATGGGATCCGCATGCTCGAGGACAAGCTGCGAGGGCAGCTCTACATGGAGCACATGAAGAACTTCGTGTGGGGCAAGGGGGGCAAGTGATGGACATCGAAGCTCTTCGTCGGGACAACATGGACCTCGTGCAGCAGGCTGCACGTCGAGGGATCATGGTGACCCCCTTCGACACGATCGCCATCCGTCTCGATGCGATCACCGAGCTGCTCGTGGAGCAGGGCCTGATCGAGAAGGACGTGCTCGACTACCGCTTCGAAGCGAAGCTGAACGAGCAGCTGACCGACGCCATCGAGATGGCGTCCAAGCCGCAGCTCACGCTGCCAGGGCGGTGAGAGGTGAGCCACGTGAAGACGGACTTGTACGTCGAGCTGCTCGACGACGAGACGACGACGCTCTACGACATCTACGGCTACAGCCTGAAGGACGAGATGCTGACCGTCACCCAAGGTGGCGTGGTCACGATCTTCCCCTTCGCTCGCATCCGCCGCATCGACGTGTACACGAGGGTCGAGTGATGACCGCAGTCGGAGCGTTCGTGATGGGGATGGCAACGACCCCTCGCCCACCCAGGCGCCCACGCTGGCAGCGGCTCATCGACTCGCTGCTGCTCGGCATCGCCACGTTCATCGTGGTGTGCATCGTCATCATGGCGACAGCAGCAGCATGAAGGCGTTCGACAAGAAACGAGGCTGGCTCATCAAGTGCGTTGGTGGGCCCATCGCTGGCACCGAGATCCGCACGTGGAACTGTCGGCCTGATCCTGCAGAGGAGATCAACGCACAGCACAAGCGCTTGACGGTCGTCGGAAACTACGACGGCTGGTACGTCCTTCAGGCGGCACGCAAGAAGGACGGGTCGCTGAAGGAAGTCAAGAAGGACGGACGTGTGCTCCTCGACATGGAGTACGTGTGGGTGACGATCGATCGAGAGTCGACAGAGAGGCAAGTCGCATGAACCAGGCAATCACCGAGTACGACCTGATGCGTCAGGTTGTGCAGCTGTTCAGCCCCGACGAGCTGGCCATGGCCCTCGTCGGCATCGAGCAGATGGACAAGCAGATGCGCAAGGTGGTCGGCACCCAGGTGCAGATCATCGAGCTGCTCGAGGAAGCGCTCGGCTCCCGAGACGCTGACGAGCAGCTGCTGAAGCTGGCCATGGCCAAGCAGCTGAAGGTCGACATCGCAGAGGATGTCGATCAGGTGCAGACCGAGACGCTCGAGATCATGGCGATGGCGGGATGAGCGACTACGACACCATCGAGGACGAGATGATCTTGGGATCCGTCGGGATCCACAAGGTCATGGACAACGACGGGATCGGCTTTCGTCCACACGTGGACGATGACCTGACCCGACCCGAAGCGGTCGGCATGCTCTTCTGCATGCTGATGTGGCTGGCCATGGACATGGCCTACGACCTCGACGTAGCCGAGTACGGCGAGGGCGAGGAGGACGAAGAGGACGACTGATGGCACGCAAGTTCATGCCGACGAAGATCTACCGCATCGTGCGCACCGCAGGGCGGCAGACCTGGCGTGAAGAGCGACTGCTGTGGTGCATGAACGAGGACACGGCGAGGCGCCGTGTCGACAAGATCAGGGAGTTGGGCGGCGAGGCCGAGATCTACGTGACTCGCTGCCAATGGAGATTCGTGGAGCATCTGTGATGAAGGCTGAACCAGACGACGAGTTCTACTACGTGAAGAGCCACTTCGAGTGGGGCGATGGAAGGCGTGAGGAGTTCATCCTCGGCACCTCAGCCAGCGGCCACCCCTACCGCTCACGCTCCATCGCTGAGCGGAGGCTGAGGGAACAGCACGGCTATGGCCGCACCGACGCCACGCTGCTGGTCGGCAAGGTCACATGGACCGAGGAGCGGGCGATCTGATGGGCGCCAAGCTGTACCGCAAGAAGCCAGTGGTCATCGAGGCCGTCAGGTACGACGGGTCAACGTCGTGCAAGTACGCCATCCGCCAGTGGATGAGGACTGGTGAGTTCCACTACGACGGGGGGACTCGTGACTACGGGTCGATGCTCCTCGACACGCTCGAAGGCGTGATGGAGGCGAAGCCAGGCGACTACATCATCAAGGGCGTCGCAGGTGAGTTCTACCCCTGCAAGCCCGACATCTTCGAAGCGACCTACGAGTCGGTGATCCCGCAGGGAGTGTGAGCGTGAGCGACAAGATGTACGTCAAGGCACGAGATCTGAAGGTCGGTGACAACATCGGCGGCTGGATCGTTCAGGGCCGCATGGAGCTGGACGCCTACATGACCGAGGTGCGACTCGGGCTCATCGCCAGCGTAAAGACCCTGAACGCTGCCTGGCCCAGCAACATGGTGGTCGAGGTGTTCCGCAAGAAGCCCCGCTGGCGGATCACGTTCGAGACGGATGACAGCGTGGTGTCCTCGATATGGAAGGACATGGCGAAGGATCCCTACTCGTTCTACACATGGGCCCCAGGGTCCATTCTGAACTCGAAGGTGGAGGAGATCTGATGTACGACGCAGGAGAAGAGACGGTCGCACCCGAGGCGACCGACGCAGCGCTGACGGTGGCGGATGTAGTCGCTGCCATCAAGGACGAGCTGCTCCGCAACGCAGCCAACGAGCTGCGTGCTGGCGGCAAGATCGGTCACGTCCCCGCCTGGGGCTCGATGGTGCAGCTCCGCATCATCGAGCTGCTGGAAGAGATCAACACCACACTCATCGATGTGGCTGGTTCTTGGTTCGACAAGCAGGAGCAGTGATGGAACAGATGATGGCGACAGCCAACTTCCTCGACGAAGGCAAGCCAGCAGGCGGCTACGTCCGAGCGACGGGGCTGCAGATCGACTGGCAGAACGGCCCCCTCGGGCGGGGCGACGAGCGCATCCGCCCCAACGGCGCCTTCGTGGAGACGGTGATCGCAGCCGCCAAGCAGCGGCTCGAGCACTACCAGGAGACGCAGTTCAAGTGCGTCGAGAACGAGTCGGCCATCCTCTTCCTAGAGGATGCACTGAAGGTGCTCAACAGCCGCACCGCACGCCGTGCGGCTGCGGGCACCGAGGGCACCCACCAGGGCAACTGAGATCGCCCACGCTTGGTGTAGTTGGAAGCACACTGGAAGCCCGCCTCGGCGGGGGTTGCTGGGTTAGCAGCAACACTGGGTCCAGTGGGGCCAGTTCGAGACTGGCAGCGTGGGACACATTCTGGGGTAGCTCAACGGCAGAGCAGCCGACTGTTAATCGGCAGGTTGGAGGTTCGAATCCTCCCCCCAGAGCTGCGTCCGTGGTGTAACGGCAGCATTCCAGCTTCAG